AAAACAGCACGATTAACTCTCGCCATATAAGCGTCATAATCCTCTCGTGGCTCTAGAGGTAAAAACGCTTCACTATTCTCCCTTAAATATTCAGTACCTTCAGTAACAGCTTTCATTATTTCCCAACTCTTCATCATGTCCAGGACTGCTCTTGTCCTCGTAAAAGGACTATCCACTCCACCAGGGGAGGTGGAAGTGATGATCTTTGTCTTAACTTTACCTGGAATTGCGAAGGTCATTTAATTTTTCCGCCTGTTTTTATTAGATAGCAGAAGTAATAGCACCATTAGTTACAAAACTAACCGATACAGTTGAAATATCACCAACAGTAGAACTAAATGAAGTTCCTGTAATAACTCCGTTAAAACTTAACTTTTTAGTGCCTGATGTGTCTAAAAACAGGTTAAATGCAGCGTCACCAGCGTCCTCGGCTGTTAATACATCGCTAATAATCTCAGCAGTATTATCTCCAGATGTTGCCGTATAAAGAAGATCAACAGTACCAGAACCAGAAACTAAACTACCTATGTTTTTTCTTGAAGTATCTCCATGAGCAGTTGTCTCAAGAGTGTCTTTTGTTACGTCTAGTGTCCAAGCAGTTGTAGAAGCAATAGCTCCAACTGTTCCAGTTCCGTTATCAAACGATACAGAGCCTTCTTCGCCACGAAAAAATGCCATGATTTAAAGAAAATTTTACTTATACGATTATACTACCGTGAAAT